TTATTGAGCTATAAGCCTTAAATTTCTGGCATTGTGTGCAAGACTTACGTTCCCTTTAGAGACTTCCACTATGTAGTTACTCCACCAGCTCATCATCGGGCGTCTTCTTTCTAAAAAGTCTGTTCTGTTATATGCAGTTCTAACTTGATTTGAGTCTACGTGTGCTAATGCTGATTCAATCAAATCTGGCTCAAAACCCTGTTCATTTAATGTTGTACTGGCTAGAGAGCGTAATCCATGACTGACAAGCCGGTTCGCAAAGCCCATACGCTTTAAGGCCATATTTGCAGTTTGGCTATTGCAGTGCTCTAGAGGATTGCGATCTGAAGGGAAAACATAGGGACGGTGTCCACTAATGGGCTTCATTGTCTCAAGAAGTGCCAACATTTGCTCTGTCAGTGGGATTGTGTGAACTCGTCTTTTTTTCATTTTCTCAGCTGGAATAGTCCAAGTTTTTTCTTCGAAATTAAACTCATCCCAACGTGTCGAGGCGGCTTCAGATGGTCTAGTCATAGTGTGTAATTGCCATTCAATTAGGCAACGAGTTGTACGTTTGATAGAGGCATTTGCTAGAGCTAACATGAGCTCAGGTAATTCTTCAGGTTTTAGCGTGGCCATATTTTCTTTTACCGGTTTTTTGAAACCGGCTTTTACTCCAACAAGTGGATTGGCAAAAATAAGTCCGCAGTTAACAGCAAATACCATGACTTCATTTAGGCGTTGAGTGAGCCTTTTCACTGTTTCCAAACTGCCTGAAGCCTCAATAGGGCGGAAAAGCTCAATAATCATCGGTGATGTGATTTTTGATATGGGCATATCTTTGAGTTTGGGGAATACGTGACGCTCAAATGAGCGCCATATATCTGTTGCGTAATCAGCTGTTACATTGTGTTTTTTGGTCTCAATCCACTGAGATGCGACATTAAACAAGGTATGTTCGGTGATACTTTGTTCTTCTAATCGCTTTTGGCTTCGATGCTCTTTGGGATCAATCCCTTGAGCAACCAATGCTCGATTTTCAAGAGTCAATTGCCTTGCTTGAGCTAAAGATATTTCTGGGTATGTACCCAATCCAATATTGATACGCGCTTTGGTTGTGGGATGACGATAGTTAAAGTTCCAGAGTTTAGACCCATTACATCTGACTCTGAGTTGCAGTCCATCTCCATCCGATAAGACCTTATCCTTGTCATCGGGTTTGATTGATTTAATTTCCTTATCACTAAGACGAGTCGCTCTGGCACACATAGACTATCTCCAAACCGTTTTGGTATTCCAAATAATAGCGATATTTCGCTTGGAATACCATTTGGAATACCATTTGGAATACCAGAGTATATGGCAGTTAATGGATGTCTATGGACAGTGGTGGAATGTAAGTTATTGATTTTACGTCGTTCTAGACAAGAAAAAAGACGTCCTGAGACGTCTTCGTTCTTATATTTGGTGGAGGCGGCGGGACTTGAACCCGCGTCCAGAAAACCTACATTTTATCTATACAGCAGCAAAAACAATGATTTATTTTAAAAACAGCTAGTTAAAAGCGTTTATGTGTCAGCTGGTGTTAGTAGATGTAAATAAACGCCGCCATTTTGCCGCCATTGTTATTTATTTATGCCTAGATTTGCAAGCGGGTTTTTCGTAATCGCATCTTCAAGATGCGTTGGTGCAAAGTGGGCATAGCGCATCGTGTCTTTAATATCAGAATGCCCAAGGATTTCTTTAAGCACTAAAATGTTGCCGCCATTCATCATAAAATGACTGGCGAAAGTATGGCGTAACACATGCGTCATTTGGCCTTCGGGTAACTCGATCTTAGCCCGCTTTATCGCCTGGTCGAACGAACGGCGGCACGGCCTGAATAATGGCCCACGAACTCGCGGGATCATCTCTAACAGTTCATTTGAAATTGGCACCGTGCGGTTTTTCTTGCCCTTGGTCTTGGTAAACGTAATCCGGTTATTCGCTATCTGGCTACCGCGCAAACGCTCAGCCTCAGACCAGCGGCAACCAGTCGATAAACAAATCATCACAATCGTGACTAAGTGCTCATACTTTGCATTGCGACATTCATCAAGCAAACGGGGGATTTCTTCGGGGTACAAAAACGCCAGCTCGGAATCGTCGATCTTAAACTGCGCCATACCCTCGATAGGATTGGGCTGTAGCCATTCGCCAAGCTTTTTTAACTCAGCAAAAACCGCGTGTAAATACGCTTGTTCATGGTTAACCGTTGTTGCCTTCACCGCCGTTTTATTGCCCTGCATATCGGGGATTTCACCATCGAGACGCTGTTGTCGATAGTGAGCAAAATCATTCACGGTTAACTTACTGGCAATCGGATCACCAAGGCCGGAGCAAATCAATTGCAACTTACGCAGCCGGTTATCGGGCTCGGCCAGTTGCTGCCCATGCAAGTCATGCCAGAGTTGAATTAATTCAGATAATCGACGGTTATCAACGCGATCACCAAGCCATGGTTTATCATCCACGGCTTTCATGGTGTGCAGTTCGAACGCGGTGGCCTCGCCTTTGGTGGCAAACTTCTTACGCACCCGACGCCCATCGCGGCCATTGGGGTAACACTCACAAAGCCAAGGTAATTTACTGCCATCCTTAAGATTGCGAACGGTCATAGGATTACTCTAAATTAACGGCAATATCACTGCCTGAAACAAACAACGAATTACCATCAACCGTGGTTAGCTTTGCATCGATATTGGCATAAATAGTCTTTGGCGTTTCACTACGGCCATAAAACTTCACTTTGGCATAAGTGTCTTTCTCACTGGATATAAAGTAGTAATTGCCGCCAGTGTTACAATCCATATTAAATTGAGGCTCGTTTCGCCTTACGTTAGAAAACTCACCATTCTGTGATTTAAAAAAATCATGATTTATCGATACAGAACAGAAATTATCATTGTCACCGCCAAAAGCAAAAACGGTTGCAGGCTGGCTATTTAATTGGGTTTCATACTGATTGATAGCATTAGTCAGTTTGAATTTATCTTCACTAAGATACATAGCAGTTGCGAAAATCAGCGAAAAAACAATGATACCTAAACAGCCTTTACCTGCATTTGCTGGCGGCGCTGCTGGATTTTTAACGTGACTGTTTAATTGAGATTTTGTTTCGGGATCTTGGAAACGATTTTGAGTATCGCCAAAGTTTTGCTGCTCAAGACAATCACGATGATCATCAATACCTAAATCAGATAACCACTCTTCAACATACATACGTTTAGATCCAATCAGTAACATTGTCTCAATGTTATCAACTCGGAAATGTCGAACAGCGTTTTTTAAGTGGCAATGACCTTGCAAGTACAACACGTCAGTATCGGGGTCATAAAGAACATGGGTAACATCGACCTTTCTTCTAGTCTTATTCCCGCCAAAGTCTATATATGAAAATTCAACAGGCTTTGTACTTCCTTGCCATATCACTTTGGCATTCTTTAGATACTCACTCATAAAACATCCTTGTTAAACAGTCTCGATAACACTGACCACTTTGCCGTGGATCTTGGTTGCGTTGGGATTGATTGGGTATTTGTCATCACCATCAAAAAAGTAAGTGTTGCCATCAGGCATTTGACGCAAATCACCCACTTGATAAGCCCCATTAACACTGAACAGATAACGGCCTTTAGTGACAACCGTTTCACGGGCATTGATAAACAGTTTTCGGCCAGCATCTTTTAACAAAAAGTCATCGGTATTAGGTTGAATTGAGTTTAAGAAAAACAACCCGCTATCCATCCTAAATTTTTCAATAACGCTTAACGCCCCGTTCTCGATCTCGCAAACAGTGAGTATCGGCATTTTGTATGCCTCATCAGGCTCGATCAACGCAGTGTATTTAGGTGCCGATTCACCGACGACAAACCCTTCATCAATCTCAACGCCAAAACTTCGGCCAGTACCAAAACACAAGTATTCCACAGGTGTATTCATCGCAAGATGCAAACGAATGATTAATTCATGCGGAGTGGTGTTTCTGGTTGTCCATGTTGAAAGTGTCGCAGGCGTGACGCCAATAAGTTCAGCTAATTCAAGGCGATTGCTCACTTTGAATAGGTGGATAAGCCTTTCAATAATGACCTTTCCGCCTTCATATTGAATGGGTTTATCTAGCGGATAGCGAAATTTATTATTTTTTAGCTTGTAAAAGTCTGACATTTTGGATAATAATCTCACTCGAAATGATTTTTACACCGAGTAACGCCAATTACTCGAAAGCCCAAAAAACGAGGTTAACACAATGAGCAACATAACCATAAACATTGATGCGCCTTTTTTGCCTTATGCCGCATACGCCGCGAGAACGGGCACAACCGTTGATAACGTTCGTTATTTAGTCAGAGTCGGCAAGTTGCCAATCCGCCCAAAACAGTCACCAAAAGAAGACCCGATGATCAACATGGTCGCGTTGTTTGCAGAAGCCGCTGCACTGTGTGGCACTCAAACGATACAGGCTAACCATAATCGCTAACCGACTCATTTGAGTGAGTAAATTGAGCATAAGCAAAACGGAGATTTGCGGCCATGTATAGCAAACTCGCGGGCACACAAGCAGCCAGCAGCAGCCAGATAAAAGCAGCGCACCAACCGCATGTAGCGGGCGCGCTAAGGCAATTTGCCGATAGTGAAGAACTGAGCGAAGTCGCAACAGCGGCCAACATCAGTAAGCCGCAAATGCTGCGCAATAAACTGCTACTTAACCAGCCGCACCAGTTGAGCATTCACGAAGCCGTGGACATTGCCAAGGTAAGCGGCAATCGCTGCATTATCGACGGCATGCTGCTCGAGCTGGGCTGCGTGCCATCGGTGCCAGTGGCAGAGCTTGAAAACAGTGAACGGCTATCACTGACCGACCGCGCGTTAGAAATCACCGCCAATTCAGCCAGTTTGGGCGCCATTGCTCTGGATATAAAAGCCCGTCGCCGTGTTAACGAGCGCATGCGCCACGAAGTGGTCAAGCGCGCCAGCTTAGTGATGAGCGAGTTAGCCATTTTCGTGCACGACGTTGAACAGAAATTTCAAGCCGTACCCGTGTTATCCGTGGCATTCGATGCCATGCAAACCATGCCCATGCCGGGCGTAATGTGAGGTAAACATGAGCCAATTAGCCGTTAAGCCAACACCAGCACCAGCCGCGCGCCAACTGCCGCCAGCCGCCAACGAACACGGCGGCGACGCAGGGTTAAACGCCATTGCCGCCATGCGCGCCGCACTGGGCAAAACCAGCGCCGCCAGCAAGTTCGACCGCCTAAGCCCACAGCAAAAAGCAATTTTGTTGCTCGCAGCCCGTTTACGCCCATCGCAGTACATCAACCGCCCATTATTAACGCTCACCACCGACGAACGCGAGGCCATCCGTCACGCGCTAATCAGCTTAGTTGACCTAGGCCGCGCATTTGCCGCCGTGCCATTAAGCCGCGATCAGTTCATCGCGCCAAAAATCACCATGCCACTTTCGGCACAACAAACAGGCCAGCAAAAAGCAGCGCAGCAAGCGCCACAGCGCCAAGAGGTAAACAGCGGATTTGATGAGATAAGCAGACTGGCCGCCGAGCTGGCGAGCGAGATAACAGAGTTAGACAAGCACTAAAAGCAAAAGCCACAACCGCTGACACAGTTGTGGCCCCAATCATTCGGAGAGAGGAATCTCGTAAATGACTAAACCAAGCATAGCAGCACAAGTCACACCCGCGCAAGCCATCATCAACGAGGCGAATCGCGTTATCGCCACCCTAAATTTCAGCACGCCAGCCGATCGCGACATGGTCGAGGCCGTGCTCGAATCCCTAAAAGAAGTCGCCGACATCATCGCGCCATCCGTCGGCAAAACCCTTGGCATTCGCTTAATCGCCATTCGTAACAATATCCACGTCAACAGCATACAGGCGGCTTGATTATGAACAAAGAGCTGAGCACACAAACCACAGCGGCCACAGCGCCGCAATTTGACTTAAGCAATCCACAGCATTTAGCCATGCGCAAGCTAATGGCCGATGTGTATTTACGCCACGCCAACGCGCTAGAACGTGGGTTAGAGCAATTAGCTATTTACTACAGAGGCATGGGGCAAGGCTTAGAGCGTTTTGCGGTTTATGTGCTTGCAGATCCTGTGCTCAGTTCATTATCTGCATCGTTAAATTTCGCCCTGTTTTACATGGAAGAACTCTACAGGGTGAGGGCAGCAGCATGAGCAATATCAAATGGCAGAGCACATTCCACAAACGGGCTGCACACGCATTCATTAGCAGCAAAGTAGCTGGAGAAGCGAGTTTGTGTGGCAGAGAAACTTTGCACAATGGAGAAACCCATCAAGAGCCACAAGGACAAGCGTGTGGAATCTGCTTGAAGAAGATAGAAAAAATAAACGAAGCGGAGGCCAACGCATGAGCGCATCTCATTCAAATCAGAGCCAAATACTTGCCGAACTCGGCTACAAACAGCGCAACCATATGCGTACCAATCAAGACGCAGGCTTTCGCAGTGACGGCCAGCCATACGCCAGCCGCGCGAAAGTGGGCAAAGAAAAGCGCCTTGCGCGCGAGCGTACTCGCCAAATCGAAGATATTAACCTCGCCAAAGAACTTGGCATTAGCCTGCAAGAATTAACGGGGGCGCTATGAGCGACCATCAAGCCATTATCGAATTTAAACAACTAATCCAATCCGAAATAGGCGACTTCTTCGCGGGTTTTGGTCATTTAGGTGAGCCTGTTAGTCCAGAAATAATGCAAAAGCTATTGTTAGAAAATATCGAGCATTGCTTTGCTGAGGTAGAAAAAAAGTGGTTTTTATTCCCAAGCAAAGACCTAGTTTGGATGACACGTACTGAGTTTAGTCATTACATGTTTATCAACAAAATGAGCCCTTACTCATTACATGCAATCCGCCACTTTGTAGATACAAAACGTCAAGGGCTAAAAAGTTACATGCAGGAGGTAAATCTAGAAGGCGTCGATTACGGCCGTTATGAAGCTTGGCAAAAAGAAGCAATAGAACTGGCTAAGTTTTCCCTCGTTTTATCACGCGAAATTAAAAAGTTGGGTGGCATATGAGCAGCACACACGGCAACGTACGCGAAAACGAACTTTACCCAACGCCTGATCACGTCGTCGACGCCTTAATCGCGCAATTGGTGTTACGTCCAACCGACCGATTTTTAGAGCCATGTATCGGCACTGGCGCGATATACGACAAAATCAACTTACCCGATGCGCAAAAGAGTTGGGCTGAACTTGACCGCGGCGTGGATTACTTAACCACGCCATTTAGTCAGCAAGATGTGATCATCACCAACCCGCCATTTTCGCTAACCACTGAGTTTTTGCTTAAGTCGCTTAGCGAGCTGGCACCCGACGGCACACTGGCCTATCTGCAACGGGTTAACTTTTTAGGCAGTAAATTGCGCGTGCAATTTTGGGCACAAGTGGGCTTTCCTGACAAAACGCCGATCATCATTCCGCGCCCGCGCTTTGTCGGTGGCGGCAGTGATTCGTGCGAATACTCATGGTTTATTTGGGACCGTGGCAACCGCTTCCCAACTATACCTAAAGGCTTAAGCCACATCATCAGCAAAGTGCCGCCAAAAGCTAAGAAGCAAAAAGCCAAGGCAGCCTAATGACTCACGATGATTTAATCCGTAAAGCCGCGATTAATGTCGCGGCGATTTTTACGCGGCCGCACTCAATTGCCGATCTCAATTGGGCGGTAAAAACCGTTATCGATTTACCGGAAGATGTGGCCGTCACACTCTTTCGCGAATACTGCCGCAAGCGCCGCGCGCTGAACCTTGGCCGCAGCGCTAACATTTGGCTACGTAAGCGCTGTGCCTCGCTGCGCCAAATTATGCAGCAGTTCCCGATCCCTATTTACCACTTGAAAACCGAAGACCGCCGCGCCGATATCGCCCGCGAATGGGCCGACCGTTGTCTCAGCGTGCTCAACAACCTAACCCAGTTTGGCACCGTGCAAGTGGATGCGCTCGAGCTGCTTAAAGCGGTCAAAGAGCCAGCCGACCAATGGCAGTTTTGCCCAGCACTGCCAGACCTAAAACACTACCACGCGCAAAAAGCCGCAGGCGTATTTGATGCCTCGCCAGTCATGTATAACTTAATCGCTGGCGCACTGGCGCGGCTTACGGATGAAAACTGGTGGCAGCGTAAGCTAAACAAGGCTTACGGCCATTATGAGGAACATATCGCAATCATCGTTGGCAAAGTCCGTAGCGGTGTATCGCCATATGTTTCTAACCATGCCTATAAGCAGTATCAAGCCCGTAAACGTGCCAATGCGGCATGGCTTAATAGCATGATGGTGGTTAACGAGGAACACGGCATCGAGTTAACCCTCGCCGATGCCGTGGCCGCTTCAATCGCTAACCCAGAAGTGCGCCGCGCTGAACTCATGGTCCGTATGCGTGGCTTTGAGGAGCTGGCCGTCGAGGGCGGTTATGTGGGCGAGTTTTACACTTGGACAGCGCCAAGCAAATATCACTCATACGGCAAAAGCAAAAAGGGCAAAACCTACTCCAACAAGCGTTACAGCGGCGTCACCCCAAAAGATACTCAACGCTATTTATGCGGCCAATGGGCCAAAGCCCGCGCCGCCTTTGCCCGTGAAGATATCGAAGTATTTGGCTTTCGCGTGGTCGAGCCGCACCACGACGGCACACCGCACTGGCACTTATTACTGTTTTTTAAACCAGCACAACTGCGCCTAGCGCGCTCCATTATGCGCCGCTATGCCCTGCAAGATGACAAAGCCGAACTGGCACCACCAAAGGGCAAGCGCGGCACTAATTTTCAAGGTTATCGCCCAAGGTTTGACTTTAAAACCATTGATCCAGCCAAGGGCAGCGCCACAGGCTACATCGCCAAATACATCGCCAAAAACATCGACGGCCACATGGTAGACGATGACTACGAGGCCGAAACCGACGGCAAACAAGGCGCGCAAAACGTCGCGGCATGGGCCAGCACATGGAACATTCGCCAGTTTCAACAAATCGGTGGCCCTAGCGTTACCGTGTGGCGCGAGCTGCGCCGCCTGCGCGATGAAATCGACTTTGACGAAGCCGTCGAACTTGCCCGCAAAGCCAGCGACGGCAACACCTCAACCCATTGGGCGCGCTATGTCGAGGCCATGGGAGGGGTATTCTGCCGCCGCGATGAACGTCCGGTACAACTAGCGAAGGTTTGCCATGAGGGGGCCAACGTCTACGGCGAAGATGTATTGAAGATCATGGGCGTAATGTCGCTCGAGAACCACACGCAAATTAATACCCGCCTCGATGGCTGGCAAATCCGCGCGCCACAGGCCGCCACCGAGCCGCCAAGTGCCGAGGAACGGGCTTTTGATCGTGCTCTTGATTTGGCTTTTGCTGTTGCTCCTGCTGTTGATGTTAGGAGCGGTGACAACCGCGCACCTTGGAGCTCTGACAATAACTGTACGCAGTCGATCAAAACTAGTGGAAAGATCGCAAATGAGATCAAAACAGCGGATTGGTTGCTAATCCAAGAGGCCAAAAAGTTGGGTATCGACGCGGATAATCTTAAGCGCCTACGTGCGGGGGCTGTGATTGATAACCTAGTGGGTGATGTTCATCAGTTTGTGCGCCTGCGCAATGGTCATTTAATCGTCAGCCGTAAACCATTAGTTGCCGTGGATACCACGGCCACCCAAAACGATTGGGATGATCCCGCCTTAAATTATCAGTTAGAAGCCATGCAGCGCGCCCAAGATAAAGACCTCGACGCCATCCTGCGCGCCCAAGCGTGGCGCGTGCTCGATGGTGATCGCGACGTCGAGCGCTGGATTGCCGATATGCCGCCAGCCACAGCAAAACGCGCACTTAAGCAATTAGCCGAAATTGTGAAGTTACATAAAGACGATAAATACGCTTTCCCCTATGTCGAAAAGCCAAAAGAGAAAGCCACCACCTTTGACGACGAGAGAGAGGAATGGGATGAAGCATTCTAAACCCGCATTTAGCCCAACATTTGCCAAAGCAAAAGTGAACAAACAAGCGCAAAAAGCCAAAGCGCAACACTGTTGTAGTTGCGGTTGCTTCATTCCATTTGAGCAGCGCAATAGCACCAACGCCTGCGAAAAATGCGCCGATGAAATGGCATTTTTATACAGCACAGTGGAGCAAAGCAGCGCGCAAATCACCGAGGACTATCGCAAAGAACATCCAAGCGATGACTGGGACGATGAAGCTTTTTAACATCATCAGCACCGAAGAACGGCAAAAGATAGAAGCGGCCTACAACAAAACCTATGAGTGCCAGGAGCGTTATCAACGCTGTCTTGCGGTAATTAATACCAACGAACAATTTAACAACGGCAAAACCAGAACGCGCCAATGGCTCGAAGCCATCACAGACACCGCCGAGCGCGAACGCTGCCGCACGGTATTGAATAACATCATCACCGCTAAAAAACAGTTTGGGAGAAAATAATGAAAACCCTAGTCCAAGGCTGCGAAACCGCGCAGCAGTTCGAGATCTTGCTAAAGCTAACCAGTATCAGCAGCCAAGCCAAAAAGGACGCCTTACGCGCGTATCTCGTCGATGGCCTGCCAGCAAAGCGCGCCTATGCGCGCTATGGGGTAACGCAACAGCACTTTAGCGAAGCACTCGCCACGCTAAACCAAAAAGCGGATATGGCAATGCAGTACGCGGCAACTCAAAAAAGCCTAATAGCCGTAAACAGTAAAGAGCAAGATATTAGTCAGTTGGAACAAGCATTAAAAAACAACAATGGACGCGGATATCAACCAATACTCATGAATCATCAGTACTCAACACCACCAGGCGATGATTGATAAGGCTAAAAATACACACTAGAAAAGTAGTGTTAAAAACGGGGTTTATATGAAAAGCCGCTAAACAAAAAGCCCTCAATCGAGGGCTTGATTGTCACAGAAGATAATTAAAATTTCCTCATGAAATTTCGGGGGTTGCGCGATTTTAAATATGTGAATAATAGGTGGGGCACCGCAGTTGGTGTGCCAAATCGAGAAAAATAAAATGGATGAAAAAGCGCTATTAGTAGAACAAATTCAGATGCTAGTTGATTTGTACACGATGCAAACTAACGAAAATCAAAAGGATCTAACGGTATCAATCATGGCGCAAGTGCTCGCGCACCATCAACAGCACACCTTAGAAAGCTAACTCGCGTTGCAAAGCCTTGCGCTGTTCGGGTGGCAAGGCTTTTACCAATGCCGACACAATCTCAGACGTCGTTTTAGCAGAAGGGCTTAAAGTATGGCTAAACGACACATTCGTCACAAACGTGTGGCCGCATTCAGGATCAGTACACGAACAATACAAATTCGCGTGGGCAGGGCTTAAACGGTCAGTTTTACCAATAACGGCTTTGCTATGGCAAGTAGGGCATAATATCCGCATCACGATCTCCCAATCGTTCGCACATCTCTTAACAGAGCAACAATGCACAGTGTAAGCCAACATACTGTTTTTTTAAACAGTAAAGGATTTTATTAGCTCACAGAAAAATAACTTAAAAAAAAGATTGCAATCGGTCGCATTTGCGACCATACTATATTTAACGGTTCGGCAAGGGTCGAACCAACTCAACAAAGTGAGATAGCAAAATGAAAAAATCAGAAATCTTCAAAGCAGCACACCAAATGGCACGCGGAACAGTTAAAGCCGTTGGTAATTACGCTGTAGCATTTAAACTGGCTATTACAGCAGTTAAAGATCACTTAAAAAATGGAAAAGGCGAGCTAGCTCCAATTGATCGTGCAAATCGTTTCGCAGCAAGAGTGCGCTTAGCACCAACTTACACCGCTTCGCATATCGCTAAATACATTAAAGAAAACTCTCGCGTTTTGCGTGTATTCACTTCACTAACTGCGTATAACGAAGAATACACAGCTGGCAAAGTTGGCAAGTTCTGGGTTGATGCAAGCGTTGCAGACGGTTTCTTAGCTTACGAATATTTTTAATAAAACACTTGCAATCGGTCGCAATCGCGACCATAATATATTTAACGGTTCGGGAGTGGCTCGAATCGACTCAATAAAGTGAGAAATATCATGACTACATTCCGCATTGAAAACGTCCGCATTGAAACAATCAATGACTTCGATATGGTTAAATTTGATCTAGTAACCGATCTTGGCCGTGTTGAATTAGCTGAGCATGTTAACTATGACAGCGAAGGTGATTTTAAATCTGTTGAATACACTGACAGCAATATTCGCTACAACATGGTTGATGAACTTTGCTCAGTGTTTGATTTAACTGATAAGCCTTCGCTAATGCCTGCAATTGACTACGTTACGTTTGCTGAAATCATCGAAGCAGTTGAAGAAATGTTAGAAGCATAATCATTAAGGGGCTTAGCGCCACTTTTTTATCGAGGTTTTTATGACTAATACCGAACTTAAACAGTTACGCACATTATTATTTTTAGATGTAACCGAGGCCGCGCAGCACATCGGCGATTGCGAACCACGCACGTGGCAGCGTTGGGAAAAAGGCGATAGAGCTGTACCAGTGGACGTCGCGCAAACTATGCAAATGTTGGCGCTAACCCGCGTTGATATGCTGCAAGTTGAGTACGATGCAGCAGATCCTATGTACCAATATTTTTCAGAGTATGAAGATTTTAAAGCCGCCACTGGCGCCACTGGCGCAAGTGTGCTCAAGTGGCGCTTAGCGCAATCAGTATCTGCTCAACTTGTGAGTGAGCAACAAGCAGAAATTTGGCGAGCAGAAGAAACTATTTAAAAATCTAAGTAGATAAAGCAATCTAACGAGGGCTTTTTTAATTAAAAATACGGCAAGGTGTAAAATGGAATATAAAAGAATATATATTTCAACACATAAGCAATATGCAATAGAGCCAGAAATACTTGCTAGATTGCATTGTGTTAGTTGCGATAAAGTCGAAAAGTGGCTAGATAAGCAATGTGAAGATAGCCCAGATTTTTCAGCGATATATGAGCTTCAAATGCTAATAAGCAGGCTTGAATTAGCAATGCCTAACGATTTACTTAAATGTATTCTTAGATCACAAAATCGCGTTGTTGAGCTTATTGAAAGTCTCGACAAAAACCCCATCACAAAAGAAAAGATCTCAAAGCAAAAGCGCACAAGAACGCGGAGAGCAGTTTACTATTACAATAAAAAGCCGCTTTATTCGCGAGAAATAGCAAAAAGGCTTGGGCTTGATATATCGCACTCTACGATTATTGCAAAAATAAGAGCAGCTGGTTTAAAAGTCGGAGATTCTATTGATGATGTCGATTTCTCAAGAAAGCGCGCAGAAAATAAATCAAAAAGCAGCTAGGTAAAATTGCTGCATCAAAAAGCCCTCAATTGAGGGCTTACGCAAATACTTATCCACACAAAACACTAAGCTGGCTTGCCAAACTCCATATCAAACACCAGTTTTAGCGCGCGGCTAATCTCGGGATCACGCTCTACGGCATCGACCAGCATGTTAATCAGCGGCCGCGTTTCACTCTTAAAATACACCTCATCGTACTTGGTCGGGTCGCCAAGGCCTGCCGTGTTCGTGGGGATCATCCCGCCCAAACCAGCGGGGAAGCGATGCGCGTTAAACACATCTTGCGCAGATACCGCTTTCACATTAAAGAACTCGTCTTTAGATTCAAAGTTACCCACTGGGATGATCTGAATCCCTTTTTCTTTTCCATTTGGGATATTCACAAACAGCGACTTAAAGTTGCCCACGCCCTTAGACTCTTGGATTTTTTCCTTTAAATCCTTTTCAACTGCGGGATCTAAATTAGGGTCAGTCGCATACATAATAAAGCCCATATGCGCGCCGTTAATGTAGTATTTGCGCCGGAACAGGGTGGAGTCTTCATTCAAAAGCGCCGACTGTAACCCCCCCAAATAATCGGGGCAGCCATAAACCTGTTGCACCGGGTCATACACTCGCACCCAAATAATGTCTTTGGCCTTGTACTTTTTAAATGTGTTTTGCCTCTCGAGCACAATCGCACCGCCATCACCAGCCACGCGGCTGCGGTAACTGGGCAGCGGGAACAACCGCACAACTTGCCCAAAACCATTGCGGATCTTAAGTAACGGCACATCACCAAACTGCACCAAGTTTAAAAACGATGCGCCAACTTGCTGCGCGCTCATCCCACCAGACTTAAACCGTGCCGTTGCCATATTAGCCCGACTTTGCACAATGCCGCCGTGCTGCGCATTACGGCGGGTTAAGTTCGCCAGTAATTGCCGATCAACAGGCGGCTCCCAATAGCCGTCGTTTTCGTTGTAATACAGCGAATCATAGTCAGTCAGCCACATATTCGGCATGACTTGCTCAGGCATGCTAAACACCACTGTTTTCGGCTCACTGGCCGTCGCATTGGCAGCCACGTTGCTGCCGTCGTCATTCGCCGCTGTTAATGTTGCATCGCCCATGATGAGGTTCTCTTATGTAGATAATTAAGGGGTTCATTGATAATGGCGTGACTTAACGCCCAAAAGCCGTCGGCGTGGCCGACTTTCTCAGAGCGGTCGGCTTTAAAGGTCATCATATTGCCGCTGCCACTCATGCCGCGCTTAATTGCCATAAACGCAGCGGGTAAATCTTTCATATCCTGATCCAGTTGCAGGCGGTTACCTTCAACAACATCGATCATCTTCATCACCAGGCGATTTTTATTTTCATTACTGTAGTGAATGGCGACAGCCTCGCGAGGATGCAACGCGTGGATGGTATCCCATACACCGCCACCAATACCGGTTGTGTCGATCCCGAGATAAGTCACGTTATAGCGTTTAAACACTTTTTCAATTTCGCTCACATGATGCTGAAAATTAAGCCCGCGCCAGTAATGCCGCTCTAAACAGCGGAATTTTTCAACCGCAACAATCGGCGGCGCAACTACAACTAAACAGGCATTATCGCGAGTACGAGACGGATCATAACCAAGCCACACTTCACGATTGCCAAAAGGCCGAGCTTCACCGGGCTTAAAGTCTTGCCATTTGCTAGCGTCTATCATCAGCTTAGATAGCGCATCAAACTTAAATACCGAGGCAGTATCGTCAACGAATACGCACATATAGAGGTTTTCATAAACCTCGGGGCTGTATTCCTCTTTTAGCTCGGCAGGGTCAATAAGATTACAACCCATAGCAACAGCGGTTTCCACATCGATGATGTAGCGCCATTGCTTATCAGGGCAAACACGCCCGCCGTCTTTTAATTCTTTATCGCTGGGGAACTCAATAAACTCGCGGGATTTATTGTCGCCTTTCCAATCATCACCCGTCCAAAACGGATAAGCAGGGTGGTTTTTAGCACTAGGCGTTGAAAAATACGTTTTATGAAAGCGGGTTTGAGTCGCGCAAGCAGTAACGACAGCACTGACCTTTTTAAAGTCTTTAATCCAGAAATATTCATCAACGTAGACGTTGCCTGAACGAGATTGAGCCGAGTTAGCACTTGTCGCTAAAAAGTGCAGTTCGGCACCATTGCTTAATACAATCGGATTACCTGTTAACTCAATATCAAAAAAGTTTCGGGCGATCTTGATAATGTACGAACGGAATACCTCAGCCTGTGCCCGTGTCGCGGAGATAAAAATCTGATTTTCACCAGTCAGCACCGCATCTTCAAACGCTTCACCAGAACAACCGTAAGTAAAACCAATTTGACGCGACTTAAGTACGTTGCGCGTGCGCGGCTTAGTGGGATCATTCTTCACATCCCGCATCAACCTTTGATAATCGAACAAGCTATCAACCCAAGGCTCAAAATCCTCTGGGGTTAACTCGCTAATATCGTTTTTAAGCTTACGGCCTTTACGCGGCGCTCCATCAGCTCCGGACTTGACTCCGGACTTAGCACCATTAGCTCCGGACTTGCGTTCATTACCGCCTTGGTTGTTATCATCAGCTGATAACTTGCGCTCAGCATCAACCCGTTGCTTTTTAAGCCGCACATGCTGATTAATCAGTATTTCCAGCTCTTTTATCTGGTTACCCGTTTTATCCTGAATATCCGTTAACAGCACAATCCGGCGGGCAATGGCCTCGTCGACTTCTTCCTCACGCAGCAAATCGCGCCAGCCGTACTTATCCGCCCAGTAATAAATAATGCGATTGCTCGGCAGTTTTAAATCGACGCGGATCTCGTCGGGCGTCCAACGCTTCAAATACAGCCGTTTGGCTGCCTCGCGGATCTCGGGGGAATAGGCCATAAATGCGGGTAAAACACCAAGGTCAATAAAACAATGCAATCAGTGTATTGCCTTGCAACTAAGGCTTAACTAACTAAATTTCCTATAAATTCCGATTTAGCAAAAATCGGAATCATCCAGAAGTTTGCCGCGTGATGCCCCATTTACAAAGCCGTAAGCTGTAGGCCTTACAGGTAATTTTTTAGCAATGGGTAGGCAAAAACATGACTCAATTGGTGACAGACTGGCTACGTATCGCCACCGAGGGGAACACCTTTCAAAACGTACCAATTCAGCGCCAATGGATTGTCGACATTGCAGAAACTTACGACGCAAAAAAATACGGTGCCCGCATTTGGCCTGAGCATCGTCGTTGGTATGGTGCCTGGGGTGATGTATTAGAAGTTAAAGCTGAAGAGGTTGATGGCAAGCTGGTACTGTTTGCCAAAATCAAACCTAATTCGCAACTGGTCTCAGCAAATGAACAAGACCAGAAAGTCTATACATCAATTGAGCTTGATGAAGATTTCGCAAAATCAGGCAAAGCATACCTTACAGGCCTTGGTGTGACCGATGAACCCGCCAGCCTAGGCACTGACCGCCTCAAATTTTCCGCTAAAGACCGCTTTGCCACCCATAAATATGGCGCACCTGAACAGCTAGTCATGCGCTATCAAACTACAAACACAGAACAACAACCAACGGATAAGGCCACGGAGGCCGCCAGCCTGTTCAGCAAATTAGTTAGCTTATTTTCAACTCAAGCGCCAGACCCTACCAAACAGGAAGCGGCAACAGACCAACCCGAGGAACAACCGATGGACAAACAGCAATTTGAAACGCTCATGGGCGTAGTTAATGGCCTTACCACCAAATTTAACGAGCTGGAAGGCAAAGTCGACGCATTTGGCAAAAAGCCAGAAGGCACAACTGAACAGCCAGAGCCAGCCGCAGTAACCACCACAACCACCCCAGCGCCAGCAGCCAAGCCAGAAGCAACAGGCGTCACAGCCGAACAGTTCAGCACGCTAATGACCAGCGTAAACGGCCTTGTTGCAAAAGTGGACGGCATGGAAACCAAGTTCAATAAATTAAGCGCCGAGGTCGACGGCCAAGAGCCTGACCCAGCAGGCAAGGGCAACGAGTACCAAGTGGTTTAAGTGCATTGCGCCTAAACAAACGTAAAAATTAAGCAGAGAGATCACAGCATGAACTTAACCCCACTCGCGTTAGCCTGTGTGCAGGCATACAGCACCAATATGGGCAAAAACTACGGCGTTGCTGACGTCACCAAGCAGTTTAGCGTCACTGGCCCAATGGAAACAAAACTCAAAGCCGCATTGCTTGAGTCAGTCGAGTTTCTAAAACTCATCACCACCATGGACGTTGACCAAATCAAAGGCCAAGTGGTGAAAGTCGGTAACTATGGTATTGCCACTGGCCGCAAAGAAGGCGGGCGCTTTAATACCACCAACGGCGTAGACGGCCACACCTACGAGCTAGTCGAAACCGACTCCTGTGCCGCAGTGCCTTGGGCAACCTTAGCCGTATGGGCCAACGCAGGCACCACTAACCAATTTATGCAGCTCATGAGCCAAAACGCCACTATGCGTTTCGCCCTCGATATGCTGCGTGTCGGTTTTAACGGTACATCAGTCGCCACCACGTCGGACCCTGTTGCCAACCCAATGGGACAAGACGTCAACAAGGGCTGGCACAAAATTGTGTCTGAAAAAGCCCCTGACCAAATCATGACAGACCCTGTGTACTTCAACCCAGACGCCACAGGCGCGTTAAAAGATGGCGAATATAAAACCCTCGACGCCATCGTCACCGAGTTGAAAAACACCCTTATTCACCCAGCACTGCGCAACGACCCGCGCCTAGTGGTGTTAGTGGGTAGCGACTTAACCGCCGCAGCACAAACCAAGTTAATGAACCAAGCGGACAAACCAAGCGAGAAGGTCGCCGCGCAGCAAATGGATAAATCCATCGGTGGTTTAAAAGCCTACACGCCGCCGTTCTTCCCAGGTAAGCGCATCGTCGTGACCATGCTGTCGAACCTGCACATTTACACCCAAAAGAACACCCGTTCGCGTAAGTCAGAAAACGTCGAAGACCGCAAGCAGCACGAAGACAAATACTGGCGCATGGAAGGTTACGCCGTGGAAGAGTTCGAAGGCTACGCAGCTATCGACGAAGCGGCCATGACCATCGGCGCAGCGCCTTAGGCCATAGGTACGTAAAACCAGCCTAGGCACCTAACCCGTGCCTAGGCCATGTAAACCAACCAATGCAGTTAATCAAAAGTTAAAAAACGGGACATTGCCATGAGTGCCATCGCCAATTTCAAAGCGCGCCGTGAAGCCGCTAAACGCGCACAAAGCCTGCCAGCAGACGCACCAGAAAACACCAAAGCGCCAGAAAATGAAGCGCTGTTACTGCTAGCCGAATTACTGGGCTGTGATGTTGACCAAGCCATTGAACAAGGCCGCGAACAAGTGGCAAAAAATGCTGAATTTGCCTCACGTACTGGCTTGCAATTTGACCGCGCCGAAGGCCAAGACCAAACCGCGCTGGCCACCGTCACCACCGACGACCAAGGCAATATTGCCAGCATCATCGAGCACGCCGCAGAACTCGAAGACAGCGCCGCCAACGTGAGCACCGCTGCCGAAACCGCATTAGATGCCGCCGACAAAGTCAGCGACTCCGCAGACAAGGTGAGCACAGCCGCTAGTAATCTCGAATCAGCCGCCACTAACTTAGAAAACGCCGCTGGCGCTGTAGACGAAAGCGCCAGTTCGCTTGCATACACCGCCGAAGATCTTGGCGACATTAAAAACGAACTTAAGGACGTAGCAGCCGAGCTAAAAAAGCCGTCGGCGGCGCCCGCATCCTCGCGTGGCGCGAAAACCGCCGCGCCAAAACGCAGTTTGAAAAAGTAAAAGCGACAGGCAACGCCGAGCACGCGCCCAGCCTGCACTTACAGCTAATAGAGCTGGATGCAGACATAAAGCGGCTCAAAGCCTTCGCACGGCGAAGCGACAAAATCGCACATAAACGCGACGTACTACTGCCTAAATGGCTGCCCATCGTCGAAGCGTACTTAACCGAGAAAGAGAGCAAACCAAATGATGGAATTAGCGACAATCCTATTTTTGCTTATTGCGCTGTGTGGCTATTTGACGTGGGCAATTTGGACCGTGGTATCGAGTACGCCTTCAAAGCCATTGCGCTTAGTCAGCCCATGCCGCAAACCATTCGGCGCAAATGGCCGGGCTTTATTGCCGACACCATATTCGATTGGGCGGAAGCTCAAGCGGAGCATGGCCACAGCATTGAGCCGTATTTCGGCACTGTGTTTGCGCGCGTTCGCAACGATTGGAAACTGCCGGAACCTGTTACCGCCAAATATTACAAGTTTGCGGGCCTCGCATTACTACGCGCAGCAAACGGCGACATTACCCCAAGCCATATCGGTGATGTGGAGCGGCTTAATGAAGCGGATCGGCTGCTCGAAAAGGCTGCCAGCCTGCATCGTCATGCCCAAGTAAAAACGGTACGAAACAAGATAGCGATGCGACTTAGGGCGCTAGAAGCCTACGGCAGTCAAGGCGACTTGCCAGAGCAGATGACCTAAGCCGCACGGGAACGACTCCCAACCCTCCAGTGCGCTAACCGAGTGTTTAACGGGTGACTGTTAAAAACCACTGTGACGTTAACCGCACTGAACCAAATTTTATGAGTAAGGCAAAGCAATGAGCGGATTCGGATTTCAGGCACCAGCAGAACCTAGCATCGCAATCGATGCGGCTAGCGGCTGGCCCGAATTATCGACGGGCGAATTTCGCGAACTGCGCCGCATCCCTGAATTTTTTTCAGAGCAAGCCATTGAAGACTCACTCAACCGCAGCGTGGCCGAAATCCAGCAGCAACTCTTAGACTTTATAGCGCGAGCAAGCACTGACACGGACGTCCCATTCACCCTAGGCGCTAGCCTAGCGCCTAACTTTAGTGCGCAGCAAATTAGCATTTACCGCGGGGCTGTGTACGCTCGTTCCCATGCCGATTTGCTGGGTTATTTTTCTGCCGTAGATCAAAAAGACGCAGGCAACAACAAAGCCCAAGACGTTGACCAGCAACAGGCGATACTCGCGCAATCAAACCGCGCAGTGCGCCTATTACTCGGACTTGGCCGCGCCGGAGTGCACGCGCTATGAGTCAAACAGTCAGCCAACTACAACAAGTCACTGAATTTTTATACGAGAGCCTTAAGCCCTACGTTAAAGCCAACAACATCGACGCATGGCAAGAGCGCGGCACACTGATCTTAAGCGGTGAAGATCTCGGCAATAACGGTTATCAAGTCGCTAAGTGGAAGCACAACGCCGTGATTGCGATTGAGCAATTCCCGCACCGCAAATTTAACGCCTATAACTTGCTCGCCATGCTACCGGCTTTTTTACTCGACAGCGGCTGGCCGCGTGACGAATACGGCCTAGCCGATCCACAGCTTGATATTGATGTGGTCAGTCGTGATCACGCCATGGTGTTGATTGAACTCGAACTGATTGACGATATCGACCTAATCCCAGACGCCAACGGCCCAGTGTTATTTAACGGCGAGCATTATCGCGTCGCACTGGTGCCTGTTGACGTGGCAGAAACTGCCGACGTGCAAACACGGCCAGAGGGGGCGCAATGAGCCTCAATATCACGCCAAACCGCCATCAAGCACTCAATGCCAGCAACCAGATAGCATTGCTTAAGCTGCCAAGCGCCAAACGGATACGCATCCTAAAAACCTTAGGCCGCTATGAGCGCGCACTTGCACGTAAACGAATCCGCACTCAAACCACAGTTGACGGCGGCCAGTTTGAAGCCCGCGCCAACGGCAAAAAAGGCCGCATGCTAAAACGCCTCGGCAAAACCCTCGAGCCGTTTGTAAAAAACGCCAACCGCCTCGAACTCAAGCACAAAGCCGCACTCACTGGCCGCATCGCCGCACTGCATCAAGACGGCGGTAGCGAGCAAATGAGCGCGTCACGCATGGCCCGCATTCATGGCTCGCCAGACTACAACGCACCTTGCAGCCGCAGCCAAGCCAAAGCGCTATCGGCAGAAGGTTACAAAGTCCGTAAAGCCAAAGGCAACGGCTACCGCCGCGCCAGCCTTAACGAAATCATGGCGACCTTAAGCCAAGGCCAAGCGGGCGTGATCCTGCGCTCAATGCGCGATAAACCAAACAAACAGCGTTGGGAAATCCCTGTCGCCGCGCGGCCGTTCCTAGGCGATAGCGCCGACAACGTACAGCGTCAGCTAGTCAGCATCATCGAGCAAATTAATCAGAGACAAAGGGGCTAAAAATGTCACTAGGTAAAGTACAGGTAAACAATCTCAATCAAGGCCAAGGTGACATTCAAGCCATCGAGCGCCACTTCCTCTTTATTGGCCGCGCTGGCGCAGTCGGTGAAGAAAGCCAGCTATTTAGCCTTGGCGCGCAAACCGATCTTGAAAAAACCTTTGCCGATAGCGCACTGCGTAAACAGTTGATCGCCGCCCAGCTAAACGCCGGACAAAACTGGACAGCCGCAGCATATCCACTGGCAGCCGATGAAGATTTACTCGACGCCATCACCCGCGCCAACGAAGTCCAAAGCTTTGAAATGGTGGTGATCTGCGACGTGCAAACCACTGCGCAAAAGCTGAAAGATATTCACGACTATCTGTTAAGCCTGCGCGCCAGCCATGGCCGCTTTGTTAACGCCTTAGTCGCGGTTGCGGGCATTGATGCCGCCACCCAAACATGGCCGCAGTACGAGTCCGCCATAGTCGCACTACAAGCAGGCATTGCTGCGCACTTAGTGGTGCCAGTGCCGCAACTACACGGTAACAACGTTGGCGTGCTCGCTGGCCGCCTGTGTGATCGCTCAGTGAGTATTGCTGATAGCCCAATGCGCGTCGCCACTGGCAAGGTACTCGGCCTAGGCACTGCGCCAGTCGATAGCAGCGACGCACCGCTCACGCTCGCCACGCTCGAAACCTTAGCCAATGCGCGCATGAGCGTACCGCAGTGGTATCCAGACTTTGAGGGCACATACTGGGGCGACGCCACCACGCTCGACGCCGCAGGCGGAGATTATCAATACCTTGAGCACTTACGCGCAGTGCATAAAGCCAGCCGCGAAGTACGTATTTTAGCGATTCGCCGCATTGCTAACCGCGCGCTTAACTCCACGCCAGCCAGCATCGAATTAAACAAAGCCTATTTCATGAAGCCATTGCGCAACATGAGCAAAAGCACAGTGATTTTGGGCACGCAGTTCCCAGGGGATATTCAGCCGCCACGCGATGGCGATATCACCATCGAGTGGACCAGCAACAAAGCGGTGACCATTTACATGATCGTCCGTCCGTACAACAGCCCGAAAGAAATCACCGTCAACATCTTGTTAGACCTGAACAGCATCTAAGGAGTCGCCACCATGCGTTTATCTGGAATGAATTTTAACGTCACCTTGGGCGACACCATGATCCACGTTGACACCTGCACACTCACCATTACCGACAACAGCGCGGTAAGCCAAACCAGCGGTGTACCGGACGGCTATGTCGACGGAGACGTCGCCGCCAGTGGTGAACTGTCAGTTAATGCCAGCCAATTTGAGCTGATCTCTAACGAGGCTAAATCGGCGGGATCTTGGCGTGGCATGAAAGTGTTCGACATGATGTTCTACGGCAAAACCGCCAAGGATGAAGTCAAGGTCGAAGCGTTCGGCTGCCGCATCAAACTTAGCGACTTGCTCGACGTCGACAAAAAAGGCGGCCAAGCGTCACTGTTCAAAATCCCCTTTGATGTCACCAGCCCTGACTTTGTGCATATCGATGGCGTGCCATACCTGCGCCCAGAAGAAATCGAAAACATTAAGCAGTAGGGCGCAATAACGAATGGATGCAGTGGATTTAGTCACCCGTGAGCAGCTACGCGCAGAGCACCGCTTCGAACAGCACCGCAAAGCACTAGCCGCCAAGCCAGTACCACAAAGCGCAACGGATTGCGCCGAGTGTGGCGACGAAATAGCAGAAGGCCGCCGCCAAGCAATCAAAGGCGTGCAACTGTGCACTGAGTGCCAAAGCCTAAGTGAGAAATGACATGAGCCAAATTAAAAACCACTTGATTGAAGACTTGATCGAACGTGAAGGCGGCTACGTCAACGACCCAACGGATCGCGGCGGCGAAACCATGTACGGCATCACCCTAAAAACCGCGCGCCAGTATGGCTACAAAGGTGCGATGAAAGATTTGCCCTATGAGCTGGCCTTTATGATTTACGAGGCCATCTATTGGGCGCCGTTAAAGCTGGATGATATCCAAGTCATCAGCGAAGCACTCACAGAGCAGTTGTTCGATTTTGGGGTTAACTCAGGCGCAGGCAACGCAGGCCGCAGCCTGCAACGCGCCTTAAACGTGCTTAATAATCGCCAAACCTTGTATCCAGATTTAACCGAAGACGGGGTACTGGGTAGCCGCAGTATTGCGGCCTTAAAAACCTATGTAAGCCAGCGCAAGCAAGCGGGGCTAAAAGTGCTCGTTGAAGCTGTTCGCGGCCAACGGATTAGCTTTTGTATCGACATAGCCACCAATGACGAAAGCCAAGAAAAGTACAGCTTTGGTTGGTTACAACGCATCGTAAATTTATAAGCGGGGATCTTATGAACTGGAAGGATATAGCAAGCACCGTCGGCGGCATCGCTGGCGCAGTAGCCCCGCTACTCGGTGGCCCTGTGGGTTTAGCCGTTAGCATTGGCAGCCAAATTGCCGGAGCACTCGGCACCGATAACACACCGGAAGCCGTGGCCGCAGCATTGCAACGCGACCCAAACGCCGCGCTTAAGCTGCAAGAGTGGGCGATGCAAGAGCGTGAGCAAATCCGCCAAGGCCATATCGAGTTGCAACGCCTTGCACTGGATGAATACAAAACCGAACTCAGCGACCGCCAACAGGCGCGCCAAGTGCATAAAGATCATTGGATGCCTTCAACGCTCACCATCGCGCTGGTGCTGATCTTCGCCGCCCAATTAATCGTGTTGTTTTACCTGCCAATCCCCGCAGAAAACCGCGATTTGATTGTGTATCTATCGGGCAACTTTGTGCCATTTGTTGCCGCCGCAGTCGGCTACTGGCTCAGCTCAACCCGCGACGCCAACAACCGCGAAAAACTCATGACGCTAGCTAAGCAGCCACAAGAACCGCGGCCAGCACCGCCAACAATGCCACCAAAAGCAGGAGCCTAACGCATGGAGCAGCTAACCAACTGGATGTTAGTCAGCATTGGCGTGATTACGGTGTTCTTGGCCGTGGTAGTGCCATTAGTGGCCTACCTAAACAGCGCAGTGAATAGAACACGCTCTGAAATCGGAGATCTTCGAACCCATGTGGCAGAAACCTATGCCACCAAGCACGACGTGAGAGAGCTAGGAGATCGCATGGAACGGCAGATGGATAAAGGCTTTGAGAATCTAAAAACTTTTTTAATCAACACCATAAAAAATAAGGACGCAGCATGAAAAAGACCATCGTGTTAACCATCGCCGGAACCGATTTCAGCTTCCACGTGACCGCCAAAGACCATAGCGATTTTATTGATGCCATGGCTCGTGGTGGCTCAGCCACCGCCGCATCGCACAACTTTATTATGCGCAGCATCGACGACGGCCAAAAGGACGACTTTAAAAAGCTACTCGAAAGCGCACCAGGTGCAGAGGTGCAAATCGCGGGCGAACTTAAAACCGAGTTCGCGCCAGTGCTGGAAATTGCAGTAAAAAAATAGAGGGGCTGATTGAGGCTATCGACTCAAATCAGCTTGAACAACTATTCATCATGCGCCGCCACTTTTTACCACACGAAGGCGATGACGAACAAAGTTTAGCAAGGGCATGTTGGCTAATGAAACGCCAACGAGAAGATCTAGAAGGCATTATCACCAACGCCGTTTGTAAGGCGTTTGGTGGTAAATAGCGCCATAGATAAACGCAACTGTGCTCGAGCAAAGTTATTAATAACTATGTTGGCCAAGACAGGAAATTATGAGCTTACCGCAACCGCTAATGTTCACTGTTGGACTAATAGACCAAATCACCAAGCCGATTGCCAAAATAACCCAATCGCTTAATGGTCTTGCCTCCAACTACCAAGCCGGAACCATGCAAATGGCCTCCGGTATTGGTGGCATTGCGGCCAGCGGCATAGCCTTGCAACAAGCGCTTATGCCAGCCATTGAAATGGATCGCGCCTTAGGTGAAGTTAAATCCTTAGGCGTGCAAGACGACGCCTTAAAAATGCTGGCTAACAACTCCTACGACTACGCGCTCAAATACGGTAAATCAGCCACCGACTTTGTGCGCTCAAGCTACGATATTCAATCGGCCATTGCTGGCCTAAACGCCGCCGATTTATCCAGTTTTACCATGTCATCTAACGTACTGGCCGCCGCCACTAAAGCCGACGCCGCCACCGTGACCAGTTACATGGGCACCATGTACGGCATCTTTAAAAACGATGCCATGCAAATGGGCGAGGGCGCATGGGTGGAACGCTTAACAGGCATGACCGCTACCGCCGTACAAGCCTTTAAAACCGACGGTAAAAAAATGGCCGACGCCTTTGGTGCCTTAGGTGCCTCGGCGGGGCTTGCGCCACTGCAAGAGCAAATGGCGATCATGGGCACCTTGCAAGCCACGATGCAGGGCAGCGAATCAGCCACCAAATACAAATCATTTTTAGCCGGAGTGGGTAAAGCCCAAGACGCGCTAAACCTTAAATTTACCGACTCACATGGCGCTATGCTGCCCATTGTTGACATCCTCAACAAAATTAAAGGCAAGTACGGCGACGTGATCAGCGTGGCCGAAGGTGACGAACTCGCCAAAGCGTTCGGCTCGCAAGAAGCCGTGTCCATGGTCAAGTTATTGTTAAACGACATTAACGGCCTAAGCGGCTCAATCAACATGCTCGGCAAAGTCAAAGGCATGGAACAAGCCGAAAAAATGGCCGCCGCGATGACCGACCAAAGCGAACGCCTCTCCCAAAGCTGGTATGTAATCCGCGCTGCAGTAGGCACCGCGATTCTGCCAGCCTTTAACAGCTTTATCGGCAAAGTCGCCGATGCAGGCAAAGAGGTGATTTGGTTTACTAATATGTTCCCCAACATCACCCGTTGGCTGGGCTATGTGGCTATCGGCTTTACCTTAGCTGTGGCCGCAGGCGGCTTATTCACCGTGATGATGGGCGCGGGCAAAATGGCAATGACCACCTACGGCCTTGCGGTAATGGCATGGACGGGCGCTAATGCCTTGTTTACCAGTGGCCTTGCCACCATGCGCGCCATGTTACTGGCCGTTAACCTTGCCATGTACGCCAACCCAATCGGCTTGATTGTCGCGGGTATTGCCGCCGCCATTGCCGTAGTCGGTGCGCTGATTTACTACTGGGACGACCTTAAAGCCACCATGGGCGAATGGGGCTGGGTGCAGGCGATTGTCGGCATCTTTAACACCGTTTGGGGCGGGGTGAAATCCGTCTTTAACGACACAATCAATTGGATTATCGAAAAGCTAAATTTAATCCCAGGTGTCGACATTAGCACCAACGTAAGCGCGGGCAGTATGCCCAGCGTTGACGCCATTTCACCCGTGCAAGCCAACCTCACCCGCGGCGGCATTAGCCAGCAAATCGCCAACGCTAACAACAGCAAATCGACTCATATCGGCGCCATTCAAATTTATCCGCAAAAGGTTGATACCAACTTTGCTAACTATGTCGAGATGCACTCATGAGCCTCTATATCGATTTACACATCAGCAACGGCGACGTGGTGTTAGATGCAGGATTAAACCCAAGCTATTTAACCGACAGAGCCGCCATTGCCCAAGACATAGTGCACGCCATTTTAGACACCGGCTTAGCGCATCTTTTAATTAGTGACCGCGGCACAGGCGTCACCGCCGATACCCAAGTCAAACTCAAACTATTAGTTGAGGACGATTTGCGCATCATGCCGGGCACAGTGCGCATTGAACAAGTCGCCAGCGGCCAATGGTGGGTATTTGCCGACACTATCGACTTTGGCCCTATCGCTAATCCAATCACAGGGGATCTTTAATGGCTGATAAAATCGACGTGCCAACCATTGATTTTGCCAAAATCGTCGAAGCCGCAGGCATACCGACCACGGAGGACGGCTGGAAGGCATTATTTAAACAGGACGTTGAAGCCGAAGGCAGCATCATTGCCAACGACTCGCCTTACTCGCCGTTCTGGCGCGTGATCACCGCTATCGTTGCCAAGCCAGCGGCATGGATAGTTAACAAAGTGCTGATTGGGGTGATCTTACCTAACCTGTTTTTACTCACCGCCAATGATGACCAGTTTGTCGAGGCCAAAGCGTGGGAGCACGATCTCACCCGTAAAGACAGCAGCAAAACCAAAGGCAAAGTGCGCTTTAACCGCGCCGCCGCCAGTGGCCCAAGCTTATTAATCCCAGCCGGAACTTATGTGCAAACAGATGCCATTAACGGCGTGGTGTATCGCGTAGTCACGCTGGCCGATGCCATCTTGCCGCAAAACAGCTTAAGCGTATTAGTGCCAGTGATTGCCGAAAACGCGGGCGCAGCCTACAACCTCGGCGCGGGGTATTACCACGTATTACCGGAAGCCGTAACAGGCATTGGCAGCGTTACCAATGAGGCCGACTGGATAGACGAAGCTGGAGCGGATCGCGAAAGCCTCGACGACTTAAAGCTGCGCACCCGCAACGCCTTTACCGCCGCCGCGCCTTGGCATATCGACGCCGTTTACCGCGCCATTCTCACCGAACGCGCCGGACTCGATACCGATAACATCTTTTTTGAGCACGACGCCCCAAGAGGCCCGGGCACCGCCAACGCCTATATCTTGTTAGACACGGGAGAACCCTCGGCCGCCATGCTGGAAGACCTAAACCAATACGTGATGGACAAGGGCTACCACGGCCACGGTGATGATCTGCTTGTACTCGCCATGCCGGGTGTTGACGTAAATGTGGGCGTTACTGTGTACCCGCACAGCTACTTATTAGCAGAGGAAGTCACCACCTTACTGGCCGACGTTGAGCAGTTTATCCGCTGCGCATTCCGCGAAAATAGCGACTACACCGCCACCCGCACCGAGCCGTTTGTGCGCTTTAGCTTTAGTAAGTTAGGCCAAGAGTTACACCGCCAATTTGCGGGCATTGAGTCGCTTAACTGGCACCAAACAGATATTACCAGCGCCAACAACGTGCCGCGCTTAAGCACGCTCACCATTGAAAATGGTGGCGCATGATGAGCCTAAAAATCGATTGGGCCGCACTCACCAAAATGCCGTACTGGCTGGCACGCCCAGCCAGCGAGCTAGACAAACTGCGCAAAGGCGCGGTGCGTTTTTGGCAGCGCTTTGTCGACATGCTCGCATTCCCAGCTAAACAACTCGACCCCATGACCGCCGAGCTGGAATTTGTGCACTTACTGGCATGGGAGCGGGATATTGAGCAAATCCCCAACGAGACAGAGAAACTATACCGAACGCGCGTTAAGTACGCGCTTAAATTTGCCCAAGGCGCGGGTAGCAAATCGGGCTGGTATTACATGTTTAAAAAGCTCGGCACGCCATGGATCACCATTGACGAACGGGTAAGCGAAACAGACTGGGACGTCGTCAGCCTGCAATTACTCGACAGCGATTTAGCCGATAGAGCGGGATTGATAGACAACATTTGCCGCCAATACGGCCGCACCACGCGCCGATATCAGTTCGACACCATCGCCAGCATGCCGCTGGTCGCACCGCCAAACGACTTTGCATTAGACAGCTTAACAGGCATGGCGCGCTTAAGTGACGACATGCAACCAACCATAGGCCTAGGGCTTATGGATAACGAATCCCACTTTGTTGTGGCAAAAAAATCACAGCTCATTAGTTAAAGAGATAAGGAACGAAAATGGCATCAGTAATCACAATCGCAGGTGAACAACTCTTTGCGGCGAAAGCACAGGCTAATGAACAGCTCGACATTGACACCTTTATTTTTGCCAACGTGCCAAACCAAGACCCTAACGCGCCCATTAATCGCGAAGAGGGCATCCCCACAGCGCACATTGTGTACCAGCAAAACGTGCAGCAAGTAGGCCGCATTAACGACAACGTGGTGGTGTACTCCACCGTGTTAGATAGCATTACTGGCCCGTTCGAGTTTAACTGGGTAGGGCTGTATTCATCGGTTAACCAAAAGTTAGTCGCCATTAACCATGTGCCAACAGTCACAAAAACCGCTACCGCACCAGGTGCAGCAGGTAACACCTTAAACCGTAACTTTGGTATTGAGTACAGCGGTATCGCAGAGTTAACGGGGATTAGCGTTGAGCCAGAAACATGGCAGCTAGACTTTACCGCCCGTTTAAGCGGCATGGATAAGCTCACCCAGCAGTTAGCCTCAGATATGAACGGCAAAGACTGGTTTATTGACGATGGCCTAAAAGTCGTGCCACGCGCCACCGCCAACAGCTTTAGCGTAACGCCAGGTGTGGGCTATGTGTCTGGCCTACGGGTAGAACTCAAGCAAGAGCATATTTTGATCGTCCAAAGCTATCCGCAGTTTGTTTACGTCGACGCATGGTTTAGCGGCAACGCCAACAGCACATGGTCGCCACAACTGGCATTCACCGTCACCAACACCGAAATGGATGATTACATCGATCCAAGCGGAACCCAGCACTATGTGTATAAGCTGGCAATAATAAATTCAGATGATGAAATTATAGACTTAAGGACATCTAGTAAATTGAAACAATTGAAATTTAAATCTGTTTCAAAAATGCTTGAGTATATAAAAGCTGTAGGGCCAGTTGATGGGATTGAATATATTGTTAATAAAGATATAGGTTCAATATCAAATGATGACCTATTGAATGGAGTGTTTGTATATGAAAAAAGCATAAGTAAAACTGAACATGACGGCGGTATCATTATTGACTATGAAAGAGATTTACCTTTTGATTTTAATAATAAAAGCGAAGTATACAACTGGTTAAGCCCAAGCAATAATGGATATGGTGTAATAGTTAGACAAAATGTAACAAGTGTGATGCCTGAGTTTTGGGGGGCTAAATGTGACTTTAATAAAGTTACAGGATTAGGCACTAAGAATATGCCTATGATACAGGCAGCTATTAATTTTGTTCAAAAAAACAACTTGAAAGAAATAATATTTCAAAATGGAAGTTACTTTTTAGATGATGAATACAAACCTGACTCAAATAGTAATCTTACAATTCAATTATTAATTGGAAGCATTACAAGCGAGCAAAAACAAAGAGTTAGCGGGATTCATCTAATTGGTAACAATACAAAATTGTACGCTGGTAAAGATGGGCGAATGTTAACAATTGCTAATGCTGAAGACGTTAAAGTTTGCGGCTTCACGTTTATTCACTGGGTAGGAGGTTTAATTCATGGTTTGCGAGGTTTAAACGATAACGCAATTAGAATTTGTGACAGCTCATATGATGTCGAAATATTTGATTGTTACTTAACAAACCATTTAGGATGGGGAATAGACATAACGTCTAACGCAGAAGATCCAGCATCAAATAATTATATGTGTAAAAAAATTAAAATACACCACTGTAAGATCAAGACTCGTTTCGGTAATGGGAAGCGAGCCTATAATACTCTTGACAATCCTGAAGATGAACAGGGAACAGGCGGCGCGTGGTGTATAGCGGTAATAAATGGTGAAGACATTGATATTTTTGAAAATGAATTAATAGGAAATATAGACTTAGAAAACAATAATGTTAACCAAACATTTAAAACAATTAAAATAATAAAAAATAAATTTAGAAGCGGATGGGTAACGCCTCAAGAAATTATTGGAAATGATTTCTGGCATGACGAACAAGAAAACGAGCGTGGAACAGCAGGAACAGAAGAGTTAATGCAAGGTGTTCTGTTTAATGGTGTTGGATTAAATACAATTCCAGAAGGAATAGCATGTAATGATAATGAGTTTGAGAAAGCACTATTTAAAATTTATGCAAACTATCGAATGTCAATAAGAAACAATAAAGGAAATAAAGGAAAAATAGAAGTTGGATATGAACAGAACGGGGAGCAAATAACATATTTGCCAGATATTTCTTTTAATGATGCTGAACAACCTTTATACGGTGATAGTTTTATTTCGATAAAGGGAATTGTTCAAGGAGCATCAATTAAATTTAATTCAATTAGAGATGTATCTAACTATAATACAATTTCACTTGACAATGTAAGTGGAAGAAATTATATGAGCGATAATAATTATTTAGGCAATAAGATGAAATCTGGCATTCCATTGTCGAGCGGGAAATATAAGGTAAGAATAAAACCTTTTATGACTCCAACATGCACACTTAATACAAGTGTATTCCTTTGGGCGGGGGCAGGAAGCGGAATAATATCACACTTATGCGGTGGTAATTATGACTCAATAAACACATTTAATGTTGTAAAGATTTTAGAAGAGTCCGCAAATGCATCAGTATCTTTTTCAGATTTAACAAAGCTTGGTAATGGTGAATATCAGTTTTACGTAACAGTTGCTAGCGCTGGTGAAATTTCATTTAGTTCAACAGATTCTTATGCAATTGTTAGTGTTGATAAAGAAATATAGATATTTAAAGGCCGAAAATGCTAACTCTCAACTCAACCGCCATCAGCCTTAAGGGGCTGCGCATCACCGCCAGCCAAGAGCTGGCGACCGAGGACGCCAGCGGCCAAAGCTCAAGCACTGAGTCAGCCGAAACGGGCATAAAAGCCAAAATGCTCACGGTAACCGGCTTTATCCTATTTGTGGATGAGCAGCAGTTAACCGACCTGTTTAAGCTGGCCGAAGCCACGGAAGGCGGCGCGCGCACCACGTACCGCATCAGCAATAAAACCGCCTCTGCACTGGGGATTAAACAAGTAAAATTCGCCAGCAAAATTGAAGCGGTTGAGCAAGAAACCACCCGCCAATGGAACGTGAGTTTTACTTTAGCCGAAGTGCGCAGCGTGCCGCAGAAAAAGGAAGAACGCGCGCCGCAAGTCGCCGCCGCGCAGCAGGGCAGCACAGGCCAAGGCACGGAATCAGCAGGCGGCAACACGCCGCCCAATACCGAGCCAGAACTCACGGGCATTATGGCCTTTTTAAAAAAGGTCGATGAGGGGCTAGCATAATGGCCGAACCCAATGCCAAGTTTATTACTCGAGCATACATCGGCGGCCAATTGGCCGCCGTAAGTGATCATTGGTGCGTACTGCAAGCCGCATCACCGGGCACGTGCCAGCTCACCATTGATAAACCCGCCGAGCGCCTAACGCCTATCGCCTTTGAAATGGGCTGGGGTGAGATGATTGAACGGGTATTTTTAGGCTATATCGAGCGCAGCATGCCAGCGGCTAACGGCCTGTATACGGTGTTTTGTCGTGAGCTGTCATCGGTATTAGCCAACCATTTAGACGTAACACTGCGCCACCCAACCTTGCGCCAAGTGTGCGACGAAATCAGCGCGCAAACGGGCCTTGAATTTGTGTTACCTGAAAAGCCATATGCCGACACCGCGATCCCCTGTTTTTATAGCGACACCTCAGGCTATGCCATGCTGGATAATCTAGGCCGCACTTACAAGGTGCCGGATTTTATCTGGCAGCAGCAGGGCAACGGCAAAATCTATTTAGGCAGTTATCAAGACTCGTTTTGGGCGGGTAAAGCGATCACCATCCCTCAAAGCCTAATGACAGACCAGCAAGCGGGTAAAACGGCCACTATTCCAGCCGTGCCAAAAATTCGCCCTAACGTCACCGCCAACGGCGCCAGAATTGCCAAAGTCGAGTTTAAGGGCACTAACATGACAATCACTTGGTGAAAGCATGGAACAAGTCATTAAGAAAATTATTTATCGATTATTCCCTGAACTGAGCGCGCAACTGCATTTACCGCGCTGGGGTAAAGTGGTGGCATTGCCAGAGCTGCCAGCAGAAGACGGAGAACGCCGCAGCGATGCGTTTTATCCGCGCTATGCCGCAGACGTGCAACTGCTCGATGAAAACGGCACAGCAACTAAATCCAAACCATTGCAGGCCGTGCCGCTACCGCTGAACGGTGCAGGCAATAAAGCTGGAAGACTCGAACCGCCGGCTATTGGTTCCATCGTCGAAATCGGCTTTGCCTATGGTCGGCCTGATAAGCCATTCATTCGCACCATTCTGCCGTTCGGCTGGGATCTTCCAGCCATCAAAGCGGGTGAGTCACGCACCCAAACCCGCGAAGGGGTTTATCAGCACATAGATGACGTGGGCAACTTCTACAGCGTGACCGATAAAGACAGCACTATCGAATGCCTAAATCAGCGCATTAAGGTATTAGAGGACCAGCTCACCGAAGTCTTGGGACAAATGACGATGAATATCACTAAGGACTTGCGCATCACCGCGAAAAACATCACCGAAGACGCCGACACCATCAAACTAAACGGCGGTTCGGCCGTCGTCACCTGTGCCCATATCTGCCACTTTACGGGCGCACCACATGGCGATGGATCATCAACTGTTAGCGCAGGCAAATAAGGGGAAGGATAATGGCACTCAGCAACGGATCATTAGAATCGAAAATCATCAACGAACTACAAGCGCAAGGCTTTACCACCGACGGCACGCACGCATTCGCGGGCAAGATGGCCGCCGCCATCGCCAAAGCCGTGATAGATGAAATCACCGCCAACGCCGACGTGGTAGTAACAGCAGGCAGCAGCGCAGGCACCTACAAAGTAAGTTAACGCACAAACCAAACACATAAGCCCAGCCAACACGCTGGGCTTTTTGTTTGCAGCAGCAAAGACAAACTAATCTATATTGCTGCAGTACAGATAAACCCATCTATGCGGTACCAAATCACATAAACACATCCATCGAGTAAAGACGGGCGCGACTATGTTGGCCATGCCTAAATCAACTCCGGTTCAACTCCCAAACGAGGAACTGAACCCGCGTCCATAAAAAACCATGCAGAAAACATCAACCATCAAATTCAGCCACGGAAACCAGCGCAACAGAGAAACTAAGCCACGAAATCCGCACTCTTCCTCACCCTCCTGCGCGGTTTGCATCTTAATTTTTTTTCAGTTTTAGTTTATTGCAGTTCATAGGCGCAACCAGCGCCATTCCTAGGGCTTTTCGAAGATCAAAGATCTGAAATGATCGCGGTTTATTTCACTGTTTTACAGTTCTATACAGCGCGTTTAAACGTGTGCGAAAAATGTTAACTATTGATTTAATTATTTATTGCGTGGATTTCGTGGGGTTTTTGAAGTTGGCAAGAAAAATAATTAAAAGATCTAGTTTAATTAAATCAATATCTTAACAAGATCAAAAAATGAAATGAATTTTAGCAGGCTTAAGCGTTAAAGAGGCAGCAGGTGAACGACAAAAAAACCAAATCAGCAATATCTCGCTGTCGCCATTTTGCCGCCACTAAAAAGAAAAAGGACTTAGCATTTCTGCTAAGTCCTTGTTTTATTTGGTGGAGGCGGCGGGACTTGAACCCGCGTCCAGAAAACCTACATCCAAGGCGCTACATGCTTAGTCTTTCTATTGTTTAACCGTTTGAACTCCGAAAGACAGGATCCCAAACGGTGAGTCCGGTACTGTTTCGCGGTTCACCCCCGGACAGGGTTCCCTCGCTAGCACGATGTGAGATGACCATCAAATCCACTGCCCATGTGCGAAGCGTGTGGTAGATGGCTAGCGGCATTAAGCGGCTAGAGCGTAGTTATCGTCGTTTGCAACTATAACTTTGCGGCTTTTAACGAGGCCAACCGCCCCTCGGCATGCTCCCAGGGTTTCGTGAATCCTGTCGAATCCAGAATCGCCCCCAAGAAAGTAGATTGTAACTCGTAGCGTAAAGATAACCTAGTATCATTTGCTGCAAGTTCAATCGTTTGTTCATTATCCGCGCGTTTTTTCCTTTTTCATTACGCGGGCTTTTTCGACTTCCCATTCGCGCGCTTTAGTATCTTCACGCTTGTCGTGGTCTTTTTTACCTTTACCTAGGCCGATTTCCACTTTGACCCAAGCCCCTTTACGCCAGTACATGGAGATAGGGATAATCGAGTAGCCTTGGCGCTCAACAAGACCGGCTAATTTGTCTAACTCTTTACGACTTAAGAGCAATTTCTTCAGTCTAATCGGGTCGCACACCACATGAGTGGAGGCAGTATTGAGCGGAATAATGGTACAGCCGTGCATAAAGGCTTCGCCATTTTTTAAGAAGACGTAGCAGTCCGATAGGTTCACTTTACCCATGCGGATAGACTTCACTTCCCATCCCATGAGGGATAGGCCGGCTTCCATTTTTTCTTCGAAACGGTATTCGAAGGTTGCGCGCTTATTACGTGCGATTGTCGCAGGCGCGGCTTTTTTTGAGTTTTTCTTTACCATAGTGGCGCCATTATACGCACGGTGAATCAATTTGAAATGGATATAAGGGTTTATTTGAGCTATTTCAAGCCTTCATTAATTCATTGCTGGTTTTTTGTACGGTTTTGCTTAGTCATCATAGGGATATGTGAGGGGTGCGTTTTTTAAGTATCGTGGTAGAATCCAAACCAATTTTGTTCGCTTCCCTAGAGAGTAGGGCGCGCGGAGTTCGCTTGAGACAGCGTGTTTACTTAGATTGAGAGTGCCAAGCCCTATGCCGCAGATTTCTCGAAGTGTGTTAGTTCGTTTTAGTGCGATGCAAATGTATGATTTAGTTAATGATGTTGAGTCGTACAAAGAGTTTTTACCCGGTTGTGTTGGCGGTAAAGTGCTTGAGTTTGATGGTAAAACCATGGTGGCCTCGGTCGATGTGAGTAAGGCGGGGATCCGTAAGACCTTCACCACGCGCAATCAGGTGGTGCCGGGAAAGAGTATCGAGTTAAGACTTGAAAATGGGCCTTTTAAACACTTATTCGGCCAGTGGCGTTTTACCGAGTTGACGGAAGATGCCTGTAAGGTGGAGTTTGACTTAAATTTCGAGTTTTCCAGCTCATTGGTCGATATGGCTTTTGGTAAAGTGTTTAATGATCTTATGGTGTCTATGGTGACGGCGTTTACCAGCCGCGCTAAGGTAATTTACAGTGACAAATGA